TTTCAGAAAAGCCCATTTCCCTGGCTTCTTTAGGGTGTGTCTCAATCCACACATGACAAGCGCGACACGCCGCTAGCCAGTGGTTTTTATCTAGGTACAGATCTCCTGATCTACCTGCTTTATGATGTACGTCAGTAGCTTGTTGAGTACAGATTCCGGACAAATGCGCTTCACACATAGGATGCGCACTCAAGAATACTATTCTCTCCTTGCTGTATTGGATTTCCTCCTTAATACGCTTTGGAGACCGCGAGGGCAGCTTCTTTTGCCTAGCCGTTGGTTTAGGCTTGGTAGTAGCTGAATGAGCACTCCAGCACCGCTGGCAATAGCGCTTACCCTCATGGTTCTTCCAAATAATACGGATTTCTCCGCATACCCCATCACAGAGTTTCTTATTTACGTTCATCCAATGGATTTATAGGTTCTGGCGGTTCTGTTCTCCCGCTTGACTTCTTACCTACAAAGATACCTGCTTTGAATGTTTTGTTGTACACTACAACATTAGAGCGGATCTCAGTCAGCTCATTGTCCTGTTTCATTAGTTGCTTGAGCATGGCTTCTTCCATCTCATTCTCAGGTACCAGTAGTAGAGCAACACCGCCATTTACTAAAAATTCTACTTGCATGTTGTTTCATTTTTAAGTTCATAAAAGTTGGGTGGCAATATGCCTTCAACAATCAATTTGTTGACTACCTGCGTCTTGGTTATTCGCAGGGATTTAAAAGACATCTTATTTACAAATGCAGGATCTGTATCATTAGTTGTCTCAATTAATGTTTGTGTGATGAGCGTTTTAGGAAACCATGTCATAAAGAAGACAGTACTCCATGCGTTCACAATTTGTTGTTTCCATACATTGAGTACCAATTGCGCTCTTCTGTGGACTTTGACAATTCTTTTTCTTTTATCCCAGCGCATTAATTTGATTTCTTCTTGTGAATAAACAGCAAGACCAAACAGTGCTCTATTATATAAAAAATTCTGATAATCATTCAGCGAATCATACTGAATTTTATCATACTTCCTTCCTTGGAAGCTGCTCCCGAAGAGCTGTAGGTCACTTAATGAACCAGAGTAGGAGTGACTTTCCTTTTTCTCTGGGGCCTGTTTGTCTTTTTGTTTTACCGTCATAGTGATGGGGCTTTAAGATTACTTGCTCATTTGACTTACTTGCTAACTAAAAAAAAGAGCTAAGATGAGAAGAAAGGTTCCTCTACACCTTAGACCCCTTTTTTGATATCAGTCTTAATTTACTTACATTTTTTCTAGACCACCGGGAATCTGTTTTTCTTTTTCAGCTAGTTCAGCATATGCAGCACGGATCGCATCACCATTGTTATGGGATACAGGATTTCCATGCTCATCCAGGATGTGAACATCCTTAGCGTCTGAATTAGTGTAATAAAAAGTTTTACGATAGATTGGTTGTCCATCAATGCAACATACTACACCAGTTTTTCCTGCAACTTTGTAGTCACGATCTGGATCCTTTGGATTAAATGGTTCCAACTGTTCTTTGAAAATAACTGTGCCCTTTATTTTCTGATCAGCTTTCCAATTGAAAGATTTTAGATCAGTAATCAGGCCTGGGATCAGTGCACTTACTCCTTTTTTACGTGCAAAACCGCGGTCATCTACAATGATTCTGTCTTGTATTACTCGGATATGTCCCCATTCCGGGTTGTTCTTTGATGGAACAACAACATTTTTTGCCGCGTCTGCTGTGACCACTACGGTATAGTCTGCTTCTTTGTTCATGTTGGTTTGATTATAGGATTGGGAGCTTTAAAAACGCAAAAAAGACAGGGAGCTCTTCCTGTCTTACTGATATTAGGGTATATTCCGTTGTGAGCCGGCCTATAGTTCTAATCTAATGTTTCATCTGGTACATCCGGGATATCATCTAAAGGGATTTCGTCAGAGGCAAGATTGTCTCCATGACTTTTATCTCCATCTTCTTCAACATAATCAATTGATTTATCTTCAACCGCTTCCTTACTAGGTTTCTGCTTTTTTTTGATAGCAGAGCCAATCCAAGGTGAGGTTGCATAGTCACCAAAGTTTATACTCATGAGGTATTGAATGTCCTCGTCAGTAAGGTCAAGATACTGATCAATACTGATCTGTATTATCTTACCATTCGGTAGTTGATATATCATGATTTCTGATTCCCATTTTACAAATGTAAATTTAATTTGTACATGTGCAAATAATTGTTATGATCATTTAATCCACCAGAGGACTAATAGACCTGTTAATACCATGCCTCCTAAAGCAAACCACGTAAGCGTGATACGATGCCGGAGTAGACCATGCTGAGCGTTGTTCTCTACAACGTGTTTCTCAAATCTGTCTAGGTACAAATATTTTTTCTTCTTCTTCTTGGGATCACCCAACGATGAAGATTTTTCCGTTTCTTGTGACATAGTGCTTATCTTCTAATTCTTTTAGGGTTCGTTCAATGGTCCGTCTAGTTACGCCGGATATCTCTGACAGCGTGGTGATGGAAGGGTAACATTCTCTGTTCTTATTTGCATATGTGCAAAGAAGAGCATAGAGTCCTTTTGCACGCAGCGATAGTCCAGGGTCTTGAATTACCTCTAAGTGCACCACACCAAATTTTTTATCTGCCATGAGATTTTAAGGTATTAAAAAGGCAAATCTTCACCTTCTATAATTTCTTTGTCTGTAGATAATTTCATCTTATCTTCATTAAGCCAATAGGTGTCCTTTATTGGTGTACTACCCAGCTTGTTATCAAGGAACGTATATTCTACATGATATGAATCCCGTCTCTGAAGATTTATATCCGTGATTTTACATTTAACCTTGCCTTGGAAAAGCATCTTCTCCGTTTCCATTCTTGATTTATCCATTCGCCATGAAGCCAGTGAAGGGACCTCAGCATAGATTTCATCTAGTACTTTAAATCTTGGGAGTTTTCTCACACCTGACATTGCCAGATAGAGTTGTGATATACCCACTTCTGTTTCGTTCAGATTGTCTATAATCACTTCTGCAATTAAGTTGTTGAAGTCAGAGCGAATTATTTTTTTTAACGCCGCTCTGACTTCTTCAACCTCAATACGTACATCAACATATGATTTTTTGTCTGACATAAGCAGTCGTCTTTACAAAATTCACTTTATAGTAATCATGGGAGTACTTGTTCCCAAGACTGTTGTTGGTAATACTCCATTCCACATCGAAGCTTTAATATAATCTACATAGAGTGGACTGATCTCTCTCTGCTTAAGTTTCATAGCATCTGCTTCGGCCTTTGCCAATATAAGAATGGCATTAGCATCCGCTGTAGCTTTGATTACAACCTGTGCAGAATCACCCTTTGCATTGGCAATTTTTACCTGCGCTTGAGCATCCGCTACCAGAGCTTTTTGTATTTCAGCTTGGGCTTTCTGAATAGCATTCGTCTTCTCAAGAATAGCTACTTGTAAGGATGGCGGAGGAACAATATTTGTCCTAAGCTGACTTACAATAAACCATTTAGAAACCCGCTTGTTACACTCTACAATAATTGCAGATTCAAATTGTTCCCTACTATTGAAGATATCATCCACGGCCCATTTATTGGCCACATCATTAACTGATCCGATGATTGCTGTTTTAAGCCAACCCTGTTCCATTTGTTTTACGTCTACACGTAGTTCCTGAAACATATCACCTACCTGAGTGGCAATAAGATTGTAGTTAAACGTAGGCTTAATAATTGCAGAGAAACCTCCTTTGGTTATCACATTTACACTGTCATATTCGATGTGCTGTTGATAAGTAGGAAACTCATACAGATCTTCTGTCCAGTTGTTGAATACAACCCAGCCCGTTTTGTAAGTGTAATTTGAAACACCGCGTTCATTACCGGTAAGATTTACCTTAATTCCAATATGTCCTGCATCAACTCGAGTTAATGAAAAAGGTTGAATTAAAGAGGTCAGAAGAGAAACAATAGCAATTGTAATAGGCAATATTAGCCACTTTGAATTGAGTTGTGGACGTACATCTCCATACCGATCTTTTACATCAGCTGTCATTTTTGAGCGGGTTGCTAATGCATACCCTGTTGCGGTCAATAGTCCAAGGACTAGAATAAGTAGTGAAATCATTTTAGTTTTAAGATTTTGGTTAAAAGTTTAACTGTTTGTACTAATGCTGCGATATCAAGCAGTGCAATAAGAATTGTAGCTGGAATTGACAAGAACAGTGATATCTCTCTACTTACACAGTATTCAAAATAAAATGTATTAAGAGTGATGGCAACAACCGCCCCGAT